TGTTCGTGATTCATTTCAACATCAGCTTTCATGTGTACACCACGCTAGTATATATGCAAAAATAAAAATAATAATTAATATCGGTAAAAGTAATATAAATTTAATTAGGTCTGAGATAGCCATTGTATTCTCTCTAGCTTAATCCCATTGGATAAATTTTCTTCGGTGTAGAATACTTGTTTAAATTCAAGTAAAACTCTTTCCAAGTCTGGCGATTTTTGTTTAATCTCTTTCCAGAGTTTTTGTTTCTCATAGGGTTTGAGTTGTTTAACATTGATTGTCCTCATGTCAAAAACATTCCGCGTTTAAATTCTTCTGGTGATAAAGGCATACTTGTGTAGCTTGGTAGAAACTGGAATGATGTATCTAGCCACAAGCCGTAGGTAATATCATCTTGGCCTTTTCTCTGACTGTCTAACTTTAGGTATAGATCAGGTTCATCAGCATCGCTGTCTCGATTTCTTGATACCATGAAAATGTTATCGGCTATATTAGGGATAGAAGATGTGCCGAATATATCGTATCTCGTAGGCTTGGCTCTGTGGTCAGGTTTACGGAAATGTGTAACCAAGTGAACTTGAATGTTGTACATTTTTGCTAAGTTCTTTAGTGATACGATAAAATCTTTGTAAATTTTATGAACTAAATTGTTGTCCTTTGCATGTTCGACATGAATCATCATCAGACTGTCAATCATAACGTGGTTTGCATTTAAAACTTCAGCAGAATATGCTATGAATCTTTCAACCTCGCGGATGCCTATGGTTGATTGGTGTTCTAAGAACCAGAGTTTTCTAAAGAGTAAATCCGCAAATTCAGTTGACTGTTTGGAAGTAAAATCCTGTGTGCCGGTAAAGGCTGAACACATCCTGTCATAAGTATCTTCGATAGGCATTTCAAATGATGCAATAGAGACTACCTGATTTTGTAGTGCCAATGACATGAGACAAAATCCTGTCAACATTGACTTCATTGACTTGGTTTCACCGGCCCACAACGTCAGCTCCTGTGGTCTAAAGTTAAATGTAGTGTGGGTTTTTTCAAATGGTAAATAAAAGAGTTCCCCATCATCAACCTTTAATCTTCTTTCATTTGACTTGATGCTGACAGTTTTGGTGTTGCGAATATTTTTCCCGGGGTCATAACGAGGTGTAAAATTCTTATAGTCAGAAGGATTAACTATGTCCATTTTATAGATTCCTTTTGTTTTATTTCATCTTCCCATCTAGCACCATTAATGTAGGTAGTTGGTAAAGGTATAAATTTCTTTTCACAACCATCGTACCTATTTTTAATATCATCAATAGCTTTTTGTTGGTCTGTTTTATTTAACCTCTCGAATGCAATTTTAGATTTTTTCTTGTTTTCTTTTCGAGGATAACGATCCCAAAAGGTATCAAAATTTGAACTATCTTTAGTTCTTCTCTTCTCTTCTCTTGGTAACGGTTCAATCGTTACATTTCCGTTACATTTATTTCGACTGTTACTTACCCTTTTTGCAGTTAAAATGCGGTTCTTAGCGGTACTACCGTTGTGTCTATCGAAATTTGTTAGTGTTATACGGTTGTTCTTTTCGACCATCCAACCACTCCAAATCATCGCATCACAGAACCCTTTCAAACATACGTTACTATCGAGTAACGATTTTGTAACGCTTGGAGCGTTACCATTTTCGGTCTGTCTGTCGAACCAAATCCATACTCTGAGGAGTTTTCCGATGACGGCATCAGGATCAATTTCTAGCCGTTCCGCTAATGCCCACACCTCCGGCTTGTCCGGGGTGCAATTTTCAAACTTAATCCAATCTCCTGCCATATTAAAAAGAAGGGCGATCTTTCGACCGCCCAGATCTAGGAGGTTTTGGCTCTTTTCGGCCTTTGCTATGAATTAATTGTTGATTTATTCCATGTATTAATGTAAAACATTTCATGGTAAAACAGAATAATAGAAAAAAAGGACTATTGCAAACTATTTGAGGAAAGAGGCATAAGTGTATGATATATAATACATTAACGTAACACTTTAGGAGGTTATGATGTCTCAATTAACAGTAAGTGAATTAGATAAACCGAAGGGAGAATTAGTACAGAACGAAAGTAGGGAGTTAATTAAGCGTGTCTCTGGATGGCCTAAACAAGACCTGAAAGAACTAGCGAACCGCATTAAAGAAAAATCTGGTGTAGATATATTAATTGGGAATGGTGTTGTGAGCAACGTAAGGAAGGTGAGCCATGACAAATAATATTACCCCCATCAGACCACCGAAAAAACTCACTCAAGACGAAATACATGAACAGACTCTTGAGGATTTTCGAACTGGTAAACATTCAAAATATAACCAAGTTGCGGAGGATGTGTGGAATGAATTTGACGTTACTGAAATACTACAAATAGTTGGTAACAATTATGAAGATGAATTAATGATTGGTGTCAAAGCTAAAGCGATGATAGATGCACGAATTAAAAAAGCAATGGAGGTTTGAAATGGCGACAAAAAAACAAAAATTGTTTGAACGATTACGTTCAATTAACGTGTCACAATATGTAGAGAAAAAAAATGGGTTAGACTATCTCAGTTGGGCAGGTGCGTTTATATTAATGCACCAGAATTGTTCTAGCGTTAAATTTGAAAAACATTTTTTTCAAATAGGCAGTACGGAACTCCCTTATACATTTGATCATAATGGATGGGCATTTGTGAAAGTATCTGTGTCTGCTGACAATGAAACAGTTACAGAAGTTTTCCCTGTTTTAAATTATGCAAACAAAGCGATTCAAAATCCTAACAGTTTTCAAGTCAATACTGCACACCAAAGATGCCTAGTAAAGTGCCTTGCTTATCTAGGTTTAGGTATTGATTTATACCTTAAAGAAGATTTAAGAGACTCTGCTGTTGTCGAAAAGGCGATTAATCCAGAGGTTCTTAAAGAGTTAATGCTGTCTGCTGAACAAGGAGTTGCATCACTTAAAGATAAATGGAATGAATTAAAGGGTGAAAAATTAGACGGCTTTACGCAAGATCATAAAAAGGATTTGCATGAGATTGCAATAAAGGCAGATGAAAAAGAGGCAGATAGAAATGTTGAGTAAAAATCGAGAAGGAAGAATTACAGGTTCAGCCGTTGGTGCTTTGCTTGGAGTCAATAAACATTGCTCCAGGCAAAAAGCCTTCCGGCAAATCATTGGCACAGAAACATTTGAAGGCAACGAGGCTACCGAGTGGGGGAATGACCATGAGGAAGATTGTTTAAATGCATTTGAAAATACTTGTGGTGAATTTTGCGAAGAAACTCTTGATGACCAAGAATTTTACGTTCATCCTAAATATAATTTTCTTGGATGCACTCCAGATGGGTTTGTCAAAGGAGGAGAAGAATGAGCAGAAAACTTGTAGAATTTAAATGTCCTTTTTTAAGAGTTGTGCCTGATGCAGTACCTCCGCATTACTACGCTCAAGTTCAATTCAACATGGAAGTGACAGGTTGCACAGAGGCTTTCTTAACCTATTGGACACCTGAACATATAAGAGTGTTTCGGATTACTTATGATCCAGATTACGTCACAGTTATGCTTGAATACTTGAAAGAGATTTATACTAAATACATAGAGACAAAAACAGAACCACCGCGATTTTCAAAATCGTCACCAAAACCAACCTTACCAGAAATGAAATGGGAGATTACCGATGACAGAAGAATATGACAATACTAATACTGGTGCTTTATTTAAAAACGATTATAAAGGCAGTAATAAAAAATCACCAGATTTGACAGGCACAATAGATATAGATGGGAAAGTAAAAAATATTGCTGCTTGGAAACGAGTTATAACCAAAGGGCCACAGGAAGGAAGTCCATTTTTATCTGTTAAAATTACTGACAAACAGGAAAGCAGTAGTAATGCTCCTGTGCCATCTAATGATGATGACTTTTTAGATTTCTAAAATGTTAAATCTAAATGGCGATGTTGAATATGCTGCTATTTTTCTTGGAATCTTTATCTTTGGTTCTACTTGGCTGTTCTGTTCTACTTATGCCAAGCATAAACCTGATTTCGATGTAGTCTGTAAGGTAGAAAACGCTTGTATTGTTGAACAAAAATAAGATATGCTTGCTCTCTCTTATGTAGGTCAATGGATAAGGGAAATAGGAGGGAGTGAGCATGTCGATTAAAGATGAAACATTAAAAAGTGCAATACGCAGAATGTTGCAATTGAAGAGGAAAAAATTACGTCCTAGTACTTATACAAAGTATTGTAAGGATGCCTTTCTCATAGAAGATGCTATTGGTAAATACGGTGTTTGTGAATTAATGGAAAGTCCAAAGCCTATTTTAGATTGGCTGTCTTCTTTTGCAGTTACAAAAAATACCATTAATAACCGGCTGATAATTCTAAAGGCTACTTATGATATGTTGTCTGCTGAGACTTTTATGAAAATCAAATACCCATTATCCGGGGCCAAGATTGATATGTTTTTGGACATAAAAAAATCGACACATAAGGTCGATCCGTTTAGTTTAAAAGAAGTTGATAAATTATTATCTGAAGCCGGTGATATGAAAAATTATTGGGAAACAGCATTCTTTACAGGAATGCGACCATCAGAACTCCGTGGACTCAAATGGGAAGATATAAGTTCCGATGAAGTCAGAATTAGAAGAGGACTGATCAATGGTGAAGAGGGCGATCCAAAAACTGAAGACAGTATTAGAAGTATACAAATAGTAATTAATGGTTCTCCTACAAGCGCAAAACAAGCCTTATCTAGACAAAGACTTTTAACGAGTTTTAATGACTATGTTTTTGTGCATCCTGTTACCGGGGGAACATTAACAAACAACTACACACAAAATAATTTCAAACGGATCTGTAAAAGAGCCGGGGTAGTTTATCGTAATCAATATCAAACTAGACACAGTTTTGCTAGTAACATGCTTTTAGACCATGCTCCTAGAGAATGGTTGGCACAACAGATGGGCCACAAAGATACTAGTATGATTACAAAAACTTACGGTAAATGGATACCGGGTACTGAAGTTCAATTATCAGGTAATTATATTAGTCAATCCTCTTGACCGAACATATGGTCTAATTTTCTTTTCTCATTAGTATAGTTTAAGTGTTTATACACTAGACTAACTATCAATGATAACAATGCAATCCCCAAAGCTATTGGTGTTGCGTAGTGGTCAACATAGGCTAGAAAGCAAGTAAGTCCTGAACAGGAATAGAGAGTAAAATCTATCGCTTTAACTACTGCTTCAGGATGTTTGTACATTATCATTCAGCCGATTTATCGTTGCCGTTTAGGTTGGTTGATGTGTAATTCTTAATAGTAAAATCACTCACATCATCCGCATAATATTCTGGCGGTTCAGAATGTTTTACTCTTACGAAACGATAAGCATTATCCCAACCTTTTTTGTTAAAATACCAGAGTAGAATATTATTCAGCATAAGTACCAGGAAAGGCGACATAACCGCATCGAAAATAATCATCGACATGGGATTTTCTATATAAATATAACTTTCAATCTGTCCTTGTAATAATATTTGCGTAAGCGCAGCTAATGGACTCGATACAACACAAGCCATTATAAAATTCTTTTTTATCGTCCATGCTTTTCCACCTTCTTGCCGGTTAATCTTCCTTAATAATATATTAATCCATAACCCTATTGTGGTTGACAATAAAAGGGGAAAGAAAAGGATTATTAAATTTAACCATAGAGGGATATTGGTCATCTATAACAATCCATATCAGATGGGTCGCCATTATCCTTTGGTTGAAATAAAGACATAAATGCATCTAAGTCTGAAGCATTAGTAATCTTAGTCTCAATCCCTGCACA